TCATATAGGTGTAAGAAAAAAAGAAACACAAGCAACAATCAGAAAAGGAAGGTAAATTGAAATGACAGTGAAAACAAGCTTAGGTAACATTACAGCTAGCGAAGCGGTATTAAATGAAATTAGCTTAGCTTTTTATCAATCAGGTGAAAGAGATGAGGCCAACGGACTTGAATCTATTGCCACTGAAAGAAAAAACATTGCGGACGAAATTTACAACGCATTAAATGAGAGTGGTTATTATAATTTTTATTAAAATAAAATATTCATTGTACACTTGACAAAATTATGAATCAGGTATACAATGAATATAGAAATCAAAAGAGAACACAGAAACGTAAGTAGAAATCACAACAGTACCTTGACAACCAAACAACGAAAAAGGAGATCAACAGTAATGGTTGAATTAACATTAACACCCTATCAACTAGAGGCGATGCTTGGCACTAATTACACCGCAGGTTTTGAGCCACCAAAAGTGACAAAAGAAACGTCCGATTATGTAACACTTGAATTTCACTGTAATGGTCTAGCAGATATGATATGTGAAGTACGACACAGTATATTCACAGAATTCATCAACAACAGCAAATACACAAGACTACTAGAAGTAAGTTGGGAAACTGGTAAACCAATTTCATCCTGCTATATCGTACGCAAGGATAACATAAAGAACGTAGGTGAAAATCTAGTATATCAGTCATACGATGATTCGGTAAAAATATTTTAAAAAATTTCCTAAAATCGCTTGACAATAACATCTCTTAGATGTATACTATAGATGTATCAATCAGATACAAGAATTTCATCCAAATCCTCTTTATCGTAGCGGATAATACAGTGTAACAGCTGTATTACCCATTAGAACGCAGGTTCGACCTCCTTAACCTAATATTAGTGATGTACGGTATTAGCATATAGAAATGCGCTGGATCCCTACAGAGAAACGATTTCATAAATCGTATACCGTATTTGCCGTAAGGCAAGTAACAATACAAACACCAACACAAGCCATAGAAAGAGAGGAAAAAATCATGGCAAGAGTAGCATTAATTACAAGAACCGTTAAACGTCAGCACATCAAAGCAATTGCGCTTGACCTTAACACCAATCAGTCTGCAACTGTAGAACTTACAGTTCCGCAGGGTGTCAAGTCAGAGAAGGACATCATCAAGTATGTAGATGAACGTACTGATGAGCACATCAAACCTGTCAAAGTAATTGAGGCAGAAATTATTGAATCACGGTACGCAATGAGTGAGGATGATTTCATCAATCTGGCGCAGGAAATTCCACTGAGAGGCGCAAATACAGAGGAGAATACAGAAGAGCAGGCAGAAGATACCGATTATGCCGAGTAGGTACAAGTCGTATCGATATAGGTAACAAATAACAACAAAAATTTTAGAAAGTAGAGGTAACTACAATGAAGAAAGAGAACACCAACACAACATACAACGTGCAGATCGCAGAAGCAAGCAAAGAACTGACCGTAAAAGAGAGAATTCAGCTGAAAGATACATCTGGTGCTCTGGGGCTGAATGAGGCAACCGATACTGAAGCAGTTATCATCGACGTGGATTTTTATGCTACACTGGACGTGCATAATGAGAAAGCACAAGGTGATAAAGACTACAAGCAGTATATTCTGGTAGATAAGAGTGGTCAGAGATACGCAACCAGTTCTACATCATTCTGGAATACATTTATCGGAATTGCGGATGAAGTATCTGATGCAGGTCTTGAGGAATTCGCAGTCAAAGTATACAAGAAGCCGAGTAAGAACTACAAAGGAAAATCATTCATCACATGCTCTTTAGTATAAGAGTATTAAGTAACACGTTAACAGTATATTCAAAAAGCGGTTCATAAAATAGATAATTTAAGCCCCGACTGAAATAATAAAATTCGGTTGGGGCTTTTATTCCAGAAAAACCGCTAAAAAGGGGTACGTTATGGCGAAACGTAAAGTAGCAAAAAGTAAGCAAAAAGCCAAACAGAAACAAACCCAACCGAAAAAGTTAACGGTTAGACAACAAAAACAGCAGGCAAAAAAGCAACAAAAGAAGCAGAAAAAGGAACTAGAAAAACAGAGGCAGCAAGCCGAACAAAAGCGATTAGCAGACAAGAAACAAAAGCAATTTCTGGGAAAAGCAAATAAGATTGAAAAAGAGATTAAGGAAAAATTCAGGGTTGCTACAGAAGAAATCAATAAACAAATCGAAGCACAGCAAGAAGCAGAAAAAGAACGAAAACGTCAGGCAGAATTCGAGAGAAAACGCAGAATTAAAGACGAAATCGAAAAATTGAAAGCGAAAGAAATTCAACAGGATGATTTAGTCTACGACAAATTATCAAATTTAATTGACATGTACCCTGGCAAAGGTGCAATTATTTTGAAAAAAGTATTAGAGCACGAAATATCATCATACGGATATCACGAAACCATGGCAGCAATACGTCAAGTTGATGATAATATCATGGCACTGGCTGAGGTGATATGTTATTATGAAGAAGATAGCACAGTGTTAAATCGTGCAATCGTAAATTTTATTGACCTGTTAAGAGGTACAATTCCGACGGTAAAAGAATCACAGGAAATATCAGATTTAATGGATGAATTAGATCAAATGGAAGTATAGATAAGAGGTTGATACAAAATGGCAAAAGTAAAGAAATATCGATATTTTGCTGCGGATTTTGAAACTACAGTATTTGAAGGCCAAACTACGACCGAGGTTTGGTCTTCCGCCTCTGTTGAATTGTACACAGAGGATGTGCAAATATTTCACAGCATAGAGGAGCAATTACAATATTTTGAATCATTAGATTGCAATATTATTGCATATTACCATAATTTGAAATTTGATGGCTCATTTTGGCTAGACTATTTGCTTAGAGTATTGAAATATAAGCAAGCAAATGAGCAGATAGGCGATCAAGAGAATGAAGTCACATGGCTGAAAGATAATGAAATGCCACCAAAATCATTTAAATATAGTATATCCGATAAGGGTATGTGGTATACGATTGTAATTCGCACAAAAAACAAAAGATACATCGAATTAAGAGATAGTCTGAAATTATTACCGTTTAGCATTAAAAGAATCGGCGAAAGTTTTAAGACAAAGCACAAAAAATTAGAGATGGAATACAAGGGATTTCGATATGCAGGATGCGACATCACAGATGAAGAAAAAGAGTACATTGCAAATGACGTTTTAGTGTTGAAAGAAGCACTGGAGTTTATGTATAATGAGGGGCATGACAAATTAACGATTGGAAGTTGTTGTTTGTCCGAATACAAAAATATCATCACCAAAGAAGCATACGAAGCAATGTACCCTAATGTATATGATATCCCGATTGATCCAAAACGACACAATTACAGCAATGCGGGGGATTGGATCAGACATAGCTATAAAGGCGGTTGGTGCTATCTGGTAAAGGGAAAAGAGAACAAAATTTACACGAATGGCACGACAGCTGATGTAAATAGCTTGTACCCTTCAATGATGTCAAGTGAAAGTGGAAATTTTTATCCCGTAGGTAAACCGAAATTCTGGACAGGAAATTTTATACCGCCCGAAGCCAAAGAACCACGTACGTATTATTTCGTCAGAATCAAAACTAGATTTTATATCAAGCCTGACAAATTGCCATTTATACAGATTAAGGGCAGTCACTACTATAGTGGCACAGAAGCACTCGAAACTAGTGATATCCGTGATCCAAAAACAGGAAGGATGAGCGCCTTTTTCAGTGACGCAGATGGAAAAATCCTAGATACCAGAGTTGAACTAACATTAACAATGACAGATTATGTCCTGTTCCGAGAACACTACGATGTCATTGATTTTGAAATTTTAGACGGCTGTTATTTCGGCGCAAAAATCGGAATATTTGATGAATATATAAATAAATACGCAGAACTTAAGAAAAATAGCAAGGGTGCGATGCGTGAATTAGCAAAACTTTTTCTAAATAATCTCTACGGCAAAATGGCAAGCAGTGAAGATTCATCATTCAAATTAGCATACCTTCGAGACGATAATACAATTGGTTTCGAAGAAGTAAGAGAATTTGGGAAAACACCGGGGTATATTCCAGTAGGTTCTGCGATCACAAGTTACGCAAGAAATTTTACCATAAGAGCTGCACAAGCAAATTACCACGGAAAAGATAAAGCAGGTTTTATATATGCAGACACTGACAGTATCCACTGCGATCTGAAACCTGATGATATTGTAGGTATTAGAGTCCATGATAAAAATTTCTGCTGTTGGAAATTAGAGAGCTGTTGGGATCGAGCTATATTTGCAAGACAAAAAACCTATATCGAACATGTTGTTGCAGAAAACCTAGAAAAAATTGACGAACCTTATAATAATATTAAGTGTGCAGGAATGCCACAAAGATGTAAAGATTTATTCGAAAAATCTATGAAAGGCGATATTCCAGAAAAGGAAGAGTGCACCCCAGAATTATTAGAATTTTTCTATGATAAAAATGGCAACAAAATTATTCGTGATTTTTCAGATTTCAAAATTGGCCTAAAAGTACCTGGCAAGCTGATGCCAAAAAGAATTGTAGGCGGTACACTTTTGGTAGAAACATCATACCAAATGAGGTAACTTTTATACAAAGAAAGAGACGTACAATATTATACGTCTCTTTTGTTATATCTTAATGATCTATAGCAAAGGGTATATAAGAGCGGTTTGCATTCCGACAAAACATATCTGGCAGTATATTTCACCTGTGCAATCCCAGACGTTTCAAGTATAAAATCCTTTGCAGATCAATATAACCATAAATGTATCAAAATGACTTAGACTTGTACGATAAAGCTTTCAATACTACTTCCTTGCATTTCATATTTTTGAATCGAAAGCATCCTTGATCGAAATAATACCTTAAAGTCGATAATATATGGTCATTATTACGTAGCATAATATAATCAATTTTATGATCGTCTGTAGTGACCGTAATTTTGCCACGGAATGTATTATCTGGTTTATCATCACAGTATATAATTCCTTCATCGTAATAGTGCCGTATGCCATAATCTTTACCATCATATCGAAGGGTGATAAAATATCGATTTGCGCCGGACGGCTTTTCAATGAATGCCGTGTTATCATTTAAGTATACAGCTTGTGAAGCATATCCAACATAGTCATTTCCCGCAAATGCTTTATTGAAACCAGTGCTTAATTGCGCTTCGCTTGCTGATTCTACATAACCTTGTTCTAACACATACCCATGACCACGTAAAAATTTAGTATCTGATCTCAATCTTTCGGTAATACCTAATTCACTGTAATAGGGATTGATTATACTACAAGGATTACCTAGCATATACACTGGAACATAACGCACTTGTTCGCCTTGTCCACGGGCGATAGAGGTATGTACACTGATAAACTTTTTGACTTCATCCTTGCAGTATCGGCCACTTTCGGTTTGGAATTCATCAAAAATCATACGCTGCACATCACTAAATAAATGGGAATACTTTTTCACATTGTCACATGAATTGATGCTAATAGCATATCCGCAGGAAACTTCATCCAAAAATAGTTCATGGAATAGCCCACTTGCTACTCTTTTATCTGTCATTTCTTTTCCCTTAAAAAAGAGAGAGCCAATGTCCTTAAAAAATTTGTCTGCGCAATCATCTAGCTCATAATTATACCGATAAATTAACGCAAATTTTTCACCTTTATCTAAAAATCTCTTGACACACAATCGGCCGAAATAGGTAGTTTTTCCGCCCGTTCGGTTTGTAGTGCATATATAAATTTCTGGCTTGTTGCCGTCAAGATCAAGCATAGACAGCAATTTTGTACCGTCATAATATTTTGATTTACACATTCAATCACCTCGAATCAACACACCGCACTGGTATATCAATATTCTTGTATAAAAATATTATAACATATCTCTTGACTTTTTGCAAGTATTGATATATAATAAATTAAAGAAGCTAATAGGTATACGTGAAAGGTGGTGTCAAGTGGATATGGTATATACTGTATTGGTGGCAGTAGGATTTCATATCTTTGATATGCTGACAGGTATTATAGCAGCAGTAAAGGCGAAGGACTTGCAAAGCTCAAAAATGCGTGACGGACTATTTAAAAAGATCGGTTTTATCGCTTGTTATGTGCTTGCAATTTTGATCGATACGCAAGGCGCATATATTGGCCTAAATTTAGGAGTAAAAACCTTACCAATTATAGCACTATATGCCGTAAGCACTGAGATTGTATCGATTATTGAAAATATATCAAAGATCAACCCAGATTTGCTACCAGATACTTTAAAAAATTTATTCCACATAAATAAAGGTGGTGACAGTAAATGATATCAAATTGCGGACACGATGAAAATGGTAAATACAGCAGTGGCACAGCAGGAGATCAAACAGGAACAGAATGGCAATTAATTACTTGGTATAATAGACCGTGGAATTATGTACTCAGGCACAGTAATAAAGAGATTGCAGATTTAATTGCAGATTTAGCGACAGAAGCAGCAAAGAATGATCTAATCGGATATGACCAGTCACAACGATACACATTTTGGGGTGAATTAGTTAAATCTAATTATCATCCGTCTCAGATCAAAAATGCATGTGAAGCAGATTGCAGCAGTGGCGTTTTATCAATTGTAAAAGCTGTTGGTTATCTATTAAATATTGATAAGCTGAAAAATGTATCCATTTATGGCTATACTGGGAATCTCAGATCACTATTAAAAACCGCAGGTTTTACTGTTTTATCAGCTAGTAAATATTTAACATCTGATAAGTATTTATTAAAAGGTGATATTTTATTATATGAAAATCATCACACAGCAATCAATGTGACAGACGGTAGCGCAACACAGGAAAAAGCATTAACTGCTAAATATTTTGACAAGACAACCGCAGGTCTGTATACAACAACAGCAGATTTAAATATGCGCAGAAGTGCAGGCACGGAATACACAAGACTAGCTGTAATACCAAAAGGTGATACAGTCAGATGCTACGGCTATTACAATCTGTCAAAAGACAGTACAAAATGGTATTTAGTAGTGTATAATGGTAATACCGGATATTGTAGTAGTAAATATTTAACAAAAAAGTAAAAGAAGGGTGGTGCAAATATGGCAGTATTGAGTAAAGACCAGTTTTTTGACAAAATCAAAAATCTCATCGGTGCGGATACGTCACAGGAATCATTAGATTTAATCACAGATTTAGGTGATACGTATAATGATCTTGCTAATAAAGCAAGTGCCGAAGCTGATGTGGAAACCGCTGTCGCAGAAAATGATGCAAAATGGAGAAAATTATACACCGAAAGATTTTTTGCAACAAATGGCGGAACACCTAGTGCAGGTGCTGAAAAACCTAATACCGATGACCGTGCTAAAACGATCACATTAGACGAACTTTTTAATTAATGATTGGAGGTAATATATTATGGCAAGCAAAAACGTAAAAACCCTGAATGCGTCCAGTGTAGACATTTTGAACGCTATTCGTAATTCAGCCACGGCAAATTATCGTGACTATGTACCAACCGCAACCGCAGACGTATCTGCTATTCGTGAGATCGGTGCGATTATTATGAATTATCCTGCTTTGCAGAATGAATTTTTATCTGCGCTTGTTAATCGTGTCGGTATGGTATTAATGACTAGCAAAATGTACACCAATCCGTGGGCGATGTTTAAAAAGGGTACTCTCGATTACGGCGAGACTGTCGAGGAAATTTTTGTAAATATTGCAAAACCTTTTGAGTACGATCCTGCTACAGCAGAAAGTGAAGTATTTAAGAGAGAAATTCCAGACGTAAGAGCAGCATTTCATATTCTGAATTTTCAGAAATTTTATAAAGCGACTGTTTCACAGGATCAGCTGAGACAGGCTTTTCTGTCACTGGATGGTGTAACGTCACTCATCACAAAAATTATTGATAGCATGTACGCAGGTGCTAACTATGATGAATTCCAGACCATGAAGTATATGTTGGCGAAACATATTTTAAACGGAGAGCTTTATCCGATTGAGACTAGTGCTACCACAAGCGCAGCAGTAACATCAATCAAAACCGCCTCAAATGGCTTTGAATTTATGACTAGCAAATACAATCTGGCAGGTGTGCACACGTTTACTACTAAAGATGACCAGTATTTAATTGTAAATTCTCGATTCGATGCTGCAATGGATATTGATGTACTGGCAAGTGCGTTTAATATGGACAAAGCGCAGTTTGCAGGACATCGTGTTTTAGTTGATTCATTCGGAGAGCTTGACACAGCTAGATTAAATGATTTATACAGCACACAGGAGTGGTATACGGAACTTTCCACCGAGGAGCTGAAAGCTCTTGACAGTATTCCGGCCGTGATCGTAGACAAGGATTGGTTTATGATCCTTGATAATATGATGAACTTTACTGAGCAGTATAATGCGCAGGGATTATATTTCAATTACTTTTTCCATACTTGGAAAACATTCAGTGTCTCACCTTTTGCAAATGCGGTTGTTTTCCTGTATGGCGAACCTGTCGTAACCAGTGTGACTGTATCACCAACCAGTGTTACTACTACAGCAGGTCAGAGCGTACAGCTTACAGCAGACGTAAAAACCGAGAATTTTGCAAGCAAGAAAGTAGTGTGGAGCGTTGACAGTGAGTACGCATCCGTAGATATCTACGGTAAAGTCACGGTTAATGCAGACGCAAGCGGTTCATTTACCGTCACTGCAACCAGTGCAATTGACGGTACAAAGAGCGGATCGTGTGAAGTCACTATTGCGTAATATATTAATAAGGAAAGCCGTCGTAAAATTACGGCGGTTTTCTTTAAATCTAAAAGGTGGTGATTTTAATTGGCTAGTATAGCACCAAATACAACAATCAGATTATTAAAAAATTGCCCACTTGTAAATAATTATGAGCACACAATTTATTTCGCAGATGCAAGCGCACAAGCAACCTATTTTTCTGGTCTTACTAAGCAGGTATTTTCTGACCAGAGTTATCAACGTCAAGGGGCTGGCAGATTGCGTGTACAAGCATGCGCAGATAACATTTATGACTGTAATTATCTGATGTTCCAAAATTCATCGTTTGGCAGCAAGTGGTTTTATGCATTTATTACAAATATTGAATACATAAATAACGTGGTGTCAGAAATTACATACGAATTGGATGTTATGCAAACATGGTTTTTTGACTATAATTTACAATTATGTTTTGTAGAACGTGAACACACTGAAACGGACGGAATCGGCGGTAATATTGTACCCGAAAGTATCGAAATGGGTGAATATATATTTAATGATTATGCGCCTATCTGGGATTTAACAGAAATGGCCGTCATTATTGCTATCGTTGACGTTGACGGCTCAAGCGAAGGCGCAGTATATGACGGAGTATACGGCGGTTGTGAATTATGGGCTTATAATTTATCAGATGTTGTTAGTATAAACGATAAAATTAATGACTATAAACAAAAACCAGAATCAATTGTATCGATGTATATGCTACCTGCCAAATGTGTCAAGCCGTCAATTGCCACAGGTGGCGAAAAAATAACCAATAATGCATCTGGTAGACAGCAAGCAGTGGTTATTCCTGCTTTAACTGATGAAGCTACACTTGACGGCTATGAACCTAGAAATAAAAAATTATTAACATATCCGTATAATTTTTATCATGTAGATAATGCAAATGGTCAGGAATTGTCATTGCGTTACGAGTTTTTTGATAAAATGACAGTATATTTAGCGGTAGATACTACATTAACGCAACCAGTGCAATTAGTGTTAAGACCGTACAATTATAAAGGTATACAGCGCAGTGACGAACTCAACACTTTAAACACCGAAAGCATTACATTGACAAATTTCCCTATGTGTTCATGGAATAATGACTCATTTCAGATGTGGATTTCACAAAATGCCGTTCCAATGGCCGCAAATGCTGCCGTGTCATTAGGTACAGCAGTAGCAACCGGCGGACTAACCGCAGTAGGTACGGTCGGCACGATCACAGGAATGCTTATGCAAGGGTATCAGGCTTCTATTGCAGCAGATGTTTCAAGAGGCTCATTTTCAAACGGCGGAGCGAATACCGCAAATGGAAAACAGCAGTTTTACGGTGGAAGATGCAGTATCACAGGCAGAATGGCACGTACAATTGATTCATATTTTGATATGTTTGGCTATGCTGTTAAATATATTAAAGTACCTAATCGGTCAAGCAGACCACACTGGAATTATACAAAGACTGTAGGATGTGTCATCAAAGGCAGTGTACCTGCTGGCGATGCAAATAAGATTTGCAGTATTTATGACAAGGGCGTGACATTCTGGAAGTCTGGGGACGAAATTGGTATGTACAATTTAGACAACAGGCCTAGTGCTTCAGCATAAAGAAAGTAGAGGTGTAAAAATGGCAAAACGGCAGAATAGACAATTTTGGGAATCTACAAGCATGAATAATGCAAATTTTATGCAATATTATAACAGACTCACAGAATTATCCATTAGTACATTTGACTGGCAAAATTTACCAGAAACGATTGACCCTAGATTTTTAGAATTAATTCTTTTTGGTGATGGTAAAGCAATATTTTTCAAGGATGAAGTTTTAGGCTTTCTTGCTTTACGGTGTACTACGGGCGGCCAATTTAATGTGTACATGATACCTAATGACAGATACGCATATGCGACAAATGGATATCAAGCGCATTTAGACCAGACAAACAGCGTTATTATTTATAACAATATGATTCATACACCGTCAAGTTTAGACGTAGAAGTATTTGCAAAAAGATTATACAATTTAGACCGTACAATTGACGTAAATATTAATGCTCAGAAAACCCCAGTGCTGATACAGTGTGGTGAGACTGAGCGTCTGACCATGAAAAATTTGTACAAACAGTATGAGGGCAATGAACCTTTTATATTTGGTGATAAAAATTTACGTCCTGATGCAATCAAAGTTTTGCAGACTGGCGCACCTTATGTGTCTGACCGATTGTATACACTTAAAACACAGATCTGGAATGAGGCACTGACCTATTTAGGCATCAGCAACATGAGCGAAAATAAGAAAGAAAGATTACTAAAAGATGAAGTGCAGAGAAATCAAGGTGGTACAATTTCTAGTCGAAAGTCAAGATTAAAAGCAAGACAGCAAGCGTGTGATGAAATCAATAAAATGTTTGGTTTAAATATATCATGTGTATACAATGAATCAGATAAGAGCGCAGATGATGAAGAAGATGCACCAATTGATACAGATTTAGGAGGTGACTTGGATGAGTAAATATACAACCGAAGTTAGATATATTTGCGAAGTAAACGCAGACCTTGATGAATCTGTTGGTTTTGACGATATCGAATTCGTGATTGAGAAATCCGCACCAAAGATTTTTAATTTTACTTTTCCTATTTTTGATGAAAATTATCGGCTGCCTTTGGAAAAGAAAATCCTCTTGCATTACTACACCCGTGAGATCAGTGAAGAGACTGTCGGACTTTGGAAATTAAGACTTAATCAGCGACTCAATGATATTATGCCAAAGTATAATCAATTATATAAATCTGAATTGTACGAATTTAACCCAATGTATGACGTAGATTTAACGACAAAATCCACAAGAAATACAGATGGCACGACAGAGGGTAGTGACAGCAGAGAGACAGAGGAAACCACAGAACAGAGTGGAAATACTAATACCTCACAGAAAAGTGAGGGAAGTGACACCTCAAACGCAAGCACGACAAACGCAGATAATACTACAGCAAATAGCACAAATTACGATTTATACAGCGATACACCGCAGGGAGCAATCACAAATTTAGATAGTGAAACCTATTTGACAAATGCAAGAAAGAAAACTGATGCATCAACAAATGTATCAAATGGTACATCGACTAGCAGCACGCAGTCAACCAGTGCAGACAGCACGGAAAGCACAACTGGCACATCAACAGAAAGCACAAGAAATGTAACTGATTCTGGCAAGTCAAAAACGACAGCTAAGAATACTGAGGAATATATACAGACTGTCGCAGGAAAAACTGGCGGTACAAGTTACAGCGCAAGACTCAAAGAATTTCGCGAAACATTTTTAAACATCGACTTAGAAATTATCAATGAATTATCCGATTTATTCTTTGGTTTGTGGTAATATTTTACAAATAAAGAGATAGTGTGATGCTATCTCTTTATTTATTTTTACCTTGACATTAATATACCAGTGTGCTATAATATCAGTAAATGGAGGATATAAGCTATGTATAATTATCCCAATTATAATATGCTCAGTCCATACCCACAACAGCAGAGCGCAGGCTTGATTCGAGTCACAGGCATGGACGGAGCGAAAATGTACCAATTATCACCGAATAGTGCAGTTGCACTTTTTGATGCAAATGAGGACATTTTCTATATCAAGACGACTGACGGCGCAGGTTTTCCGACAATTCGGAGCTATAAATTTGCACCAATTGATATGCAGAATCAAATTAACCAGTTACAGTTACAGTCAGCTTTAGCAGGTGTGGTTAGATATCCTAATGGATTTGTATACAATGCAGGTAATAACCCATTTTGCGGATGCGGTACAGGATGCGGATGTAATATTTAAGTCGTGTTGACTAGGAAGGGAAAGCGGTATAGTCAATCGATTATACCGCTTTTGTGGTAATAAAAATGAGTTGTAAAAGCGCAATTTATACAGTAAATAATACAGTAAATGCGGTCGCCTTAAATGGAAATATCCCTTTAGGCACTACTTTACGTAGATTTGGTCAGAATTTAGAGCAGAGTGGCAATGGTATATTAGTATGTGGTGATGGATATTACGATATAGGATGTTCGATCACGCTATCACCTAGTACAGTAGGCACTGTCACAGTGTCAATATTGCAGGACGGTGTTGCTATTGCAGGTGCGACAGCCTCAGCAAATGTAGCTACAGCAAATACACCAATTAATCTTAATTTAAAATCAATGCTAAGATTAAGATGCTGTGATGATACGTCAACATTAACACTGTTATTAAGTGGTGTAAATGCAGCAATTAATAATGTGGCACTGACTGTAGAAAAATTATGACAGAAACAGAACGATTGATATCAATTAATAGTGCAAATTTACTTGCAAATGTGGAAAATGTAAATATCAATCAAACGATGTTAGAAAATAGCATTAAGACAAATTTGCAGGTGATTTCACTATTAACTGATATATTAGAGGTATTAAAGAATGAGAGATGTGAATGAGATTTTTACTGATATATCAGCTCATATGATCGAAGGCTTAATGTTGCATAATGATTTATGCGAAGAAAAAGAAATTGCGTGTGCTTGCAAAGTAAAAGAATTGATTTGCGATGTTGATGAAGAATTGAAAAGGTGTGACAGACTTTTTCTCAAATTGCAAGCACTAAAATTTGATACAGCAAATATGCTATTGATGCAGGATGATTTACATGAAAAGTATAAGAAAATGACAAAAGAAATAGGTATTGATATCTGTTGATTTTGTGGGTGGGAATGGTGGGTAAATGTGTAGCAATAAAATTTATATAAATTAGAAAGGTGGTTATAATA